AAGCTGTATAATGTTTGTGATGGTTCTTTAAATGGTAAAATTTGAAACTGATCTCTAATATTTCCACCTGGTGCGTCTACATCTCTAAACTCACCGGGTTGAAATGGTTGATCATCATCCCTAATTCTTATTCCTCTAGACTTAAATCCTGCAGGTAAGTTTGATAATGTACCTGCATCCAGTAATTGTCTTAACGCTTGCGTCGCTGTTCTAGATAATCCACCAATCATGTGTATTAATCCAAATCCGTAAAAACCTAAACCAGGTAAAAATTTGTAATGTACAAAATATTCCTTACGTTTTTTGGTTTCATCTGCCATATCGTAGTTTCTATAAATAGATAAAATCTGTCCTGACCCTTCATCAATTGTAACAATGTATGGAAGTTTTACTTTTTTTTCAGAGTTTTCCATTTCAAACTCTTCTAGATTGCAATCAACATGCATCTCTAAAATATTATATTGGTATTCTTTTTCTCCAGCAGGTTTTACACCTTCAAGCTCATTTAATTTATCTTGTATTGGACTTTTCTCAGGTTGTTTAGCCATTAATTCTACATCTCTATAAAATCCTGCTTTCTGTTGTTTTAAAATATCGTTTTCTCCCATTTTAACTACATGAGTTATTCTCTCACAATCCATCAAATCTGTTGCATAATATGGAACAACTAAATCTTCTGCTGGTACAAATTTAGCAACAGCTCTTTGCATAATGTCGTCGTAATAAACTTTTTTAAATGCTGAACCTGCTAATGGTAAGTAAAATAATAATTGATCCATATCTGGAGTGTACTCCTCCATTTTTTCTGTGATCATATAATTCATAAATTCTTGAACACGTTGAGCTTGATTAGCTTTTGCGTCATCTTCATTACCTACAACTTTAGCTCTTACCGGGCCATCGCTTGGCAATAATTCTTTATAAGCTTGTGCTTGAAATTGTGTAACAGCTTCGCCAAGTAAAGGATGGGTTACACTAGCGGATCCTCTAAATGGTCTAGTCATATCTTGATATTTAAATCCTAATAAATCTAAACCGCTCGTGTAGGATGTTTCCCAATCCTTTCTTGAAATTTTATCTTTTTTGTATTCATCAACTAAACTTTTAGAAATTCTTTGAAGAACTTCATCACTTAAATCTAAAGCAATGTTTTTATAAAATTCTTCAGTAGCGTCGATAGCTTGTTCTTTAGTTACAGGTTCTTCTCCCTCTAACTCAATATCAACCGCTTCCTCCTGCGATTCATCTATCGCAGTTTCTAATGTTTTGTCGATTTCAGCCATTAGATAATTTGTGTTTTTTTAGTTCTCATGACTCGGCCTTGTCCTCTAGTAACAATTGTACCACCTGCAGCCTTAATCATTTTTCCTTTTTTAGCACCCATACCTGCACCAAATGGATCTATTCCAAAAAATTGACTTTCTGGAACTACGTCCATACCTTTTGGTATTTTAGGTCTTAATGGACTTCCACCTGGAATACCTCTTTTTTTAATAAAAGCGGGTACTCTTTTTTTGTTCATCTCAGTAGCTCTCATAGATTTAGCGTCACTTACATCTGGCTTCATCATTTTAGATGCACCATACAAAGCTGCTCCTGCTAACAAAGCTTTCTTGAGTCTTCTTTTTGTTTTTGACATGTCTATCTCCTAAGTTAATAATATACGTATTTGTTATCTTTGTACAATGGTTTCTCATCCTCGTCAGCATAAGTTGAAACAAAGTAACCTTGTCGGTATCTTAACATAGCCTGAGTTGTACTGTCCACATAATCGTCGTTTTCTCCATGAGGAAATGCTGCACATTCTTCAATAACTTCTTCAGCAAATTTTTCATCTGGAGGAAAAAAGACTTGTCCACTTTCAAATATTGGAGCACAAGCGTTAACCCGTGTATGTTTATCCTTGCCTTTTGATGGAACGAAATCAACTACAGGTATCCCCATTCGTCTAAGCTCAAAGATAAGTGGCTGGCCCGAGGCCTTTGCTTCTATAATCACGGTCTCCGGTTCCCAGTATTTATATTGTTCTAAAGCTAAAGCTTTTAATTCTGGAAATTCTAATTTACCTCTAACAGCATCAATTAACATGATTGAATTTTGTTCTGATTCATTTTGTTGAAAAACTCCCCAAGTTGTTATTGCAGAATAGTCCGCAGTTTGTTTTGCAGAGAATGCTGTATCATAAGATTGTATGACATGTTTAAGATGAGGCATAGGCCCGTGAAACGGGATCCACCAGTCACGCTTCAAGATGGCTCCTTCTTCTGAAGTTGGTTCTTGCATGTATTGTGCCGACCAATTTCTCACGGACAACGAAGCTTTAACTTTTTCTAATTCATCTAGATTCCAATATTCTGGCCATACTGGATTACCACTGGGTAAGATTGCAGGAAAAGAAATTTGTTTCCATTTATCTGCTTTAGGTTCTGTTTGTGATTTAATTAGTCTTCCCGTTAAATCGTCCTCGGCCCAACGGGTCATAACTAAAACGATAGATCCACCTGGTTGTAAACGTTGTCTGGGTCCTGATAAATACCAATCGAAAGTTCTTTCCATCGCTGAATCAGATAATGAATCTTGTTCAGTATGTGGGTCATCAATAATCAAAAGATCCGCCCCTCGTCCTGTTATAGAACCGCCAACCCCCGCTGCATAATATTCACCCCCATGATTCGTCTCCCAACGTCCTTTTGCTTTTGAGTCTTCTCGTAGTTTAACATCTCCAAAGATTTCTTTATACTCTTTGCTATCAATTAAATTTCTTACCTTTGCACCAAACCTTGCGGATAGTTCTGCGTTGTGTGAGACTTGCATTAATTTCATTTTGGGATACTTACCAATCATCCATGCAGGAAAATAGATAGAGGCAAATTCAGATTTTGTATGTCTAGGAGGCATATTTACAATGAGCCTTCCTTTTTTATCTTTTGCTATATCTGTAAACTCTTTTGCAATAATTTGATGATGTCCCCAATCATCTGGATTTTTTTCTGTTTTACAAATAAATTCAGGCCAAACATTTTTTACAAAATACAAAAAGTTATCCTGACATAATTTAATATGTTGAATCCAGGTTCTTTCGAGCCTCAAACGTAGGTCATCTGTAGATAATAAATCTGTGGATTTTGACATAAATCAATTTTCTATTGGGACCCTTTTTTTACGGGTCCTTTTTGTTTTACCATATACTACATGTATTTGTGATACAAGGCTAAGACTAAGATCGTATTGTTTGGGCCAAAACGGTGACAAAATTTTACAAATTTTTTTTCGTTTTTAAAAGTCGGTTGGTACCTCTATAGATCTTATGGGGGGGGGTCGTGGCCCAGCAGTCCCGGGCCACGTTGGAGAAATTATATTTTTTTTAAATCTCCAGCCAACATTTTTAAGTTGACCTTCTGGCAACCTATAACTTTTAAAAAAACTTTAGGTTTAAATTCCATAGACCTGTCAGTAATTCCTGAATATAAATCTACAGCCAGGACACGCTGCCAGAGCTCATGGCCATGCTTTTTAAGGAACTCAAAAAAAGCACCTTTAATGGTGCTGTCTGCATGAGTTACAGCAACTCTTAAATCGTCACCGTTGGTTTTTAGTTTAAAGTGTACTTGATACATTTTTTTCTCCGTTGTTGTTTATCCCATTAATATAAGATGTTTTATTTTTATTTCAAATGAAAAGGCCCAGAACGGACACAAACATTCTGGGCCTAGTTTAGAACGATTCTAAAGAATCCAGAGCAGCCCGCAGATAACTAAAGTTAATGTCCACGGTCTGAAATAAATAAACCTGATCAGGAAGCCTATGAAATTATCCATTAGATCTCTAAGCCTTCCTGGTCATAGCTGCTAAATTCTAAGAACCAGGACGCAGCCTCTGCTAGTGGTGCTGGAATATTTTCAATCTTGTGCGTCGCACCATCAAACCAGTCCAAATAAACATATTCAATCCGATCGATATTTTTTTTCACATCGGTGAATATTCTGAACTCATCCCCTGGTCCACCTGTGGACAGCTGCCACCTCCAGTAACCACAAGATTGGCCTTCAGATGCATCTGCATCTACAAAATCAAAGCTTAGCCCAAGCTGATTTGCGTAATCATAATAGTCTTCATAATGTTTGAGATCCTCGTGCCTATCATGTGCAGCTCTGGCTGAGTCTTTTTCAATTGAAAAATAATGAAAGGCAGCTTCTAGATCTACTAACCTTCTCTTATATTTTTCAATCACCAGGTCCTGGCAGGTTTTTCTTTTTTTTGGTTTTATGTAACCATGATCTAGACCATGCTTAATAAAACCTTTTTTAAATGTGCTCATTTTTTTTTCCTTCCGTTGTTTAGGCCCTGATCCAATTGTTACGATTCGGACTAGTATGATCGCAATTAAACCAGGGTTAATATCCCATTAGCATAAGATGCATATGACAGTCAACTATTTTTTTATTTTTTTTATTCAGGGCCCGGAGCTGCAGCTCCGGGATTCTTTTTTATTATTCCATAATTTTTACCTCCCTCTTTACATATACCCGCTTAAATTTTTTTTTCTTAAAGGTTAAGAAAAAGATAACGCAAAATCGCCCATAGCGATTTTCGCCCATTACATTTTTCGAGGTTTGAATTTTAAGGTTAAGAAATAGAAGAACGGAACACGCCCATAGGAACTTCGACCATTAAATTTTAAGGTTAATATAAAACACACGCACCAATGCCCATAGCAACTTCGACCATTAAATTTTAAGGTTAAGAAACAAAACCCCGAAGTCGCCGTTAGGCGACTTCGGGGTTTAAATATTCGTGAAGCGTGGTTCACGCTTCCCGGTCATTTTTTTTAATAAATTATTTTTTCACAACGCCAACGCATACAATCAAAATGCAAATCTAAAGTTCCGTTATCATCAACGCCATCAGCAACAAGGTTCACGACCCTCGACCCTTGTAACTCATATAGTTTGAGACGGCGCAAAGAGAAGTCTCTTTGCAAGATAAAAGACCGACCACCATTTTTAAAATGTGTGTTATGCCAGTTAATTTGATACTTTGAAAGACCACAATTCTTGATGCTATTAGATTTTAATTCAATCCAAATTGATTGACCATTTAACAGCCAATAAACGTCGGGAATTCCGTTGATGGTATTGCTTTCTATGCGAAAAATTTGACCTTTTAATTTAAGTTTTTTAATGCGTTGCCACAATAAACTCTCTCTTTTTTTCATTACTTTTATTAAGTCAAGAAAAGACTTAACGCAAGTAAAATATCAAGAACCAAAGAGCAGTTAAAAACAGTATTGTATAATATAAAGTATCGTTAAAATTAGTTATTATTTCCATTTTCTTTGTTTTTCTCTTGTAGTTTTTTAACAAATTTTGCAATTTGCTCACAAACTATTATTGTAGTTATATGTATAGTATTGTTAGAAATCTCTTCAAACATCAAATCCCTAGCTTTATTCGCTGAACCATTAACATATTCTAATACTTTATTTAAATCATTATTTGCCCTAGCTACATTTGCTGAACTATTAACATATTCTAATACTTTATCTAAATCGCTATTTGCCATATCTTAAACCGTCAATCCTTTCCTCGTGCTGTTGTTTTTCTATTTCTCTTTTTGCGTCTTGATAATCTTGCTCACTATGAACTCTTAAAAAAGAAGCCCTACTCATCAGTTTGTAATCTTTCATAATTTCAGCAATATGCGAACTATAATTTGCCATTAATTAACTCCTCTCTAAACTTTTTAAATAGTTTTATTGCCTCTTTTTTAGTGTAAAAATAATACACTTTTGTTTGTAAATATCCATTTATAGTTTCTGATATTCGCCAAGCACCCTCGTTATTTCTGTCTATTACCATTAATATCTCTTTTATGCTTCAAAAATCTCTCAACGTGCTGACCTTGTAAATGCACTTTTGAAAGCGGTTTAGGTTTAATTGCAACAAGCCCATCACTATTTCTAATGGGCTTGAGTTTTGCTAAAAGTTTGAAAATCATACTCTTGTTGTTTTCAAAGTTGTTGCTGTTGTTTCCGTTTTATACTGCTCGTATAGGTCGGAATTTTCAGACTTAAACTTCTTGCTGTCAAAGATACTTCTTAAAGTCTTTTGAACTTCAACCATAATCTTTGATTTTTTATGTGTGAAAAGTTTTTTATCTGTTTTCATTTTCTCTAAAATAAATGCTTTTCTTAACTTATGCACTTTTGAGATTTGTTTCATAATCTCATCATCTTTAGAGTGTTCTAATACAATTTGCGCTAATGGTTTAGCACTAAATTGTTCCATTTGTTTTTGTTCCTTACTATTCATTGACTACTCCTTTGTTAGATTTAATAGTTTTGAACATATTTACTTATATCTTATCTGAATGGGAAATGTAAAGAATTATTTGTGTTCATTTTGGGTCAAGTAACCACCAGCCGAACTGATGTCTTTCGAATATGAGTTCCCAAAACTTCACTCTTACGGAATATCCGACTTGACCCACTTTTGTTCATAATGGGTTTTCCACAGAACAAAACCTGTACCTACCAAGAACAAGAATAGACAACTTTATTTCCTTTGTCTAATTCTGTGAGTACCCAATCGCAAAATTCTAAATCTTGCTTTTCATACTCTTTGACGCTCTCTTCTTGGAATTGGTGACCCCAAAAGAAACCACCATCACAGAAAGAATTATGATAACCGTTTTTTATTTCTGACCGGAGTTCTTTTATAATGGCACTATCCAATTCAAGTTCTGCC